TTCATGGCGCTCGGGTGCCGGGTGGATTCGTCCGGCATGGCGGCGCGCACGCTCGGCATGCGGTTGCCGGACGATGCGCTGATCGTGCATGACGCGGTGCTGGCGCTCGGCGATATGTGGATCGAGTGGCGGGACGACGACGAGGTGGTTGTGCACGATGCGGCAACCGCAGCCGGGTGTGCCTTTCAGGAAACGGCGCGCGGGTGGGTGATGACCGATCAAAGCGGTGCGCGCGTTCCGGTGACGCGGGCGGTGACGGCGGTGCTGCTGATCATGCATGCGCGCGGCGCGGCGCGGCCGGAATGCTATCCGGGATGGCGTCCGGCGGCGGGTCGTCCTGCGGCTGATTTGCTGGATACGGATCGCCGCGGGCGACCGCGCAAGAGTCGGCGGGTCGGCGGACCGACAGCGGATGATGTGATGTTTGCGCGCGCGCAATATTGCGTCTGGCGAGCGGGGCTCGCCTGTCTCGCGGCGGAACTGAATGATTTGTTGCAGGATCATGCGGTGACGGGCCCGCGCGCCGAGGAATCGCCGTGGCAGGTGCGCGCGAATCATGTCCTCAGGCCCGCTAATTGCCAAAATTATTTTCGCGATAACGCATTGAACGCGCGTGAGAATATCGGCACTTGACAAGCGCACCCTATTGGAGGCACATTGCTCACGCTAAATCAGGTTCAGAAACGGCCTGTCAAAACCCCGGCGCAACCCGCCGGGGTTTTTGCGTCTGAGGCGTCGAGGCGATGAGATGAAAATCGTCGTCACAGGAAGCGTCGCCAGCATCATCACGCCGCTGGTGAATAATCTCGCGGAGCCGCGCGTCCGGCAAATTCTATCGGAGGGGCTGGGCGAGGGCGGCGACAAAGTGCGCACCCAGGTTCGTCGCGCTTTGAAGGCGCAAACCGGGGTTAAGCGGTACGGCGCGGTCGTTGAGCGTGTAACATCGTTCAACAGCGGACTGACCTACGTCATCTGCGGCAGTGGCAAGGAAATGCCGATCGAGGAATTTCCCGTCAGGGCCAAGGCCGGGCAGGGTGCGGTGAGGTGGTCATCGCGCGAACACTGGAAACTGCAGGTTCGCGAGTCGTTCGGAAAATTTGGAAAGATTCAGGACGTACCGCCGGAGGTCACCGCCTCGCCGTGGGGTGTCGCGAGGACGTTCAAGCGGTCGTTCGTCGGACGCAAAGGATTCCGCGCTGCCATACCCGGAGGCAAGCGTGGATGGTTGGCTCGAAAGCTGTTCGGTCCGTCCGTCGCCAAGGAAATCGTCAAGGGTCAATCAGCCAGCGCCTTCGAGGTGTCCGTTCGGACGGATGTACTCCCGGCCATCGAGAAGCGTTTGGCACGCCTGATGGGTACTTGATCGCCACCGCCACGGATTAACCTGCGTTCGCCCGCCGATAGGGGGGGTCGCGGGTCCTTCCCTGGCGGGGGTCTCCCGCGCGCGCGCGGCAGCCCGGTAAAATGCCAGTGTTATCGCCCCAAATTCACGGTTGACGCCGTTGACGGAAACGACAACCCCGGTTGACACACCGCGAACCGTGATGTGGACCGTCTCGCAAGTGGCGGAGCGTGACGGAGTTACAAAACAGGCCGTCTCAAAAAAGGTTCGCGACCTTGCCGACAGGAATGGTCTTGTCGTCGAGCGTAATCAGCAGGGTCACATCGTCAGGCTGAACGTCGCCGAATACGATCACCTGCGCGGGCGCTACGGTGATCCGTCAAAGGTGCAGGCACCGCGCCGCGAGCCGGACGAAGCCCCGCGCGGCGAATCCTATGATGAGGCGCTGCGGCAAAAGACGTGGCACGACGCCGAGCGCGCCAGGCTTAATCTTGAGGAACTCAAAGGCGAACTGGTCCGCGTCGATGCGATCGTCGACGTGGTCGGTCATTGCGGGGTTGAGATCAGCCGGGTGGTCGATCGGCTGATCAATGACGCCGACGACATCACGTCCGCGATCGCACGCGACGGGGTGCACGGGTGTCGCGTGATCCTGAAATCAATTTCGGCGCGGATGCGCAACGATCTCGCCGCCGCGCTGGCGGCTCTTGCCAATGCCGCGCCGCATCCAACGAATATCGATCATTCAACGACGGCGCCAACCGCCGATGAGGTGCCAGCATCGTGATCCGGAACCGACATGACCGATCATCCCAACGCGCTCGCGCTGATCGCGCGGCGTCTGTCGGATATCGTGCGGCCTCCGGCCCCGATCCGCTTTTCAGAGTGGCTGCCGCGTAACATCGTTCTGGTCGACGGTCCTTCGGCCGGTGAATTGTGGAGCGCCGCCGGCGCTCCCTATCTGGCCGAGATCGCCGATTGCCTGTCGGACGAGCACCCGTGCAATCTGGTGACGGTGCGCAAGTCGCAGCAATCCGGCGCGTCGATCCTGGCGCTCGGGTGGTGCCTTTACATCGCGGATCGTGAACCGGCCAACACGCTCTACGCGGTGCCCGGCATCGATGCGTTGCGCGATTTGAATTCTGGTAAGCTCAATCCGTTGATCGAGGCGTGGCAGAAACAGACGCGGCGCGACGGGCGCGGCGATAATCCGCCGCCGGTGATTGTGCCGCAGACGTCGCGGTCGGGTTACGGCTCGACGACCTACGAGAAAGTGTTTACCGGCGGGCGGCTGTGGCTTGCCAATGCCAACACGGTGATGGACCTGTCGTCCAAGACCGTGAAAAAGGGAATCAAGGACGAGCTTTCCAAGTGGCAGGAAATTCCCGGCTTTGGTGATCCGGAAACCCTGTTCTTCGGTCGCTTCACCGCCTTCCGCCGTTCGAAGGCTTACAAGATTCTGGAAATCTCGACGCCAGAGGTCGACACCGGAGATGCCGCGGGCGAAACCGAGGGGCACTGCCGGATCGATCGCTCGTTCCGAAAATCGGATCAGCGGTTCTGGAACTGTCAGTGTCCGGAATGCGGGCAACTCTTTGTCCACTCCTTCGGGCGGCTGGCTATCGACAAGGCGCATCCGCATCGCACGGTCTACATGTGCGATTGCGGTCATGCGATTACCGAGACCGAGCGCGTCGCGGCGGTCCGTGCCGGTGAATGGTCGGCGAAGTTTCCGGACGATCCGGCGCGCCATCCGGGTTTCCACATCGACGCCTTCATCTCGTTGATGATGAGCTACGAGGCGATCGCCGAGGACGCGATCAACGCCGAGAAAAGCGAATCCTCGCGCAAGGATTTTTCCAACCTCGTGCTCGGGTTGCCGTACCGGTTCCGCGGCGACGCGCCGGACCACATGCGGCTGATGGAGCGCCGGGAGGATTACCGTCGGGCTCACATTCCGCCCGGCGCGCTGCTGGTCTCGGTGGCCTGCGACGTGCAGATGCGCGGCATCTATTTCGAGGTTCTCGCGGTCGCGCCTGACCGGCGGACATGGGTGATCGACGCCGGCTATCTCGACGGCGAGACGACCGACCACGATTCCGGCGCGTTCGTCGAGTTGACGGATCTCTATCATCGCAAATGGCCGGATGCGTTCGGCAACGCTTGGCGCGCCGACGAATTCGGCATCGACGCGAACTATCATACCGGCGCGGTCTACGAATGGACGCGCCGCCATCCCGGTACAAAGGCGCTGCAGGGCCGCGATGGATGGGGCAGGCCGGCGCTCGGCGTCGCCACCGATCAGGATGTCGATTACAAGGGCAAGAAGATCAAGGGTGGCGCGAAACTACGCGGCGTCGGCACATGGCCGCTGAAATCGACCTTCTACGCCTATCTCGGGCTGACCGCGAAGGCGGACGGCACCGATCTTATTTACCCGCATGGCTTCTGCCACTTCGGATCGTTTCTTGACGAGACCTACTTCAAGCAGATCACGTCGGAATACCTCGCCGAGGAAAAGGTCCGGGGTCGAAAATCGCAAGTCTGGAAAATTCGCGGTCACGCCGAGAACCATTTTCTCGACTGCCGCATCTACAACATGGCGCTGATCGACCCCTACCTCGCGTCGTTCACGCCGGATGATTGGGCCGCGCGCGCCGCGGAGCGCGGGCTGCCGCAGGATATGAGAACGCCGGATTTGTTTACGCCGCGGCCGTTCGGCCGGGAGGCAAAAACACCGGCCGACGACCATGAACGTCCGCGCGATCCGTTCGCGCAGCTTGCCGAAATCAACAGGGGGATGTGATGGCGAACGCGATCC